CAGGTAATACTTTGCAGATTAGCTGGGACGAGGATCACATTGTTTCTTACAAGTATCCCAACACCTTTGCACTCAAAAGACCTACGTGGGAAGTAAACCCTACACGCTCTATCGAAGACTTTAAGCTAGCTTTCTTTACAGACATCGGTGACGCTATGATGCGTTTTGCCTGTGTCCCAACCTTCGCCTCTGACGCATTCTTTAAGCAGCATGACAAGGTTAGAGATGCTATGACTCTACGTAATCCTCTAGATAACTTTAGAAGATTTGATCCAGGGTTTAAGCCTAATCCAGACACAAAATATTATGTACATGCTGACCTTGCACAGCAGCATGACAAGTGTGCCGTAGCCATTGCTCACGTAGATAAGTGGGTAGAGATGCAAATCCTCAAAGACTACAATCAGGTAGTGCCAGTGGTTGTTGTAGACGCTGTAGCCTGGTGGGAGCCAAAGGTAGAGGGCCCTGTCAACCTGTCTGAAGTCAAGCAGTGGATTCAAAACCTACGTAGGCTAGGCTTTGATCTGGGCATGGTTAGCTTTGACCGATGGCAATCGTTTGATATTCAAAATGAATTAAAGTCTGTTGGAATTAAAACAGAGACAGTTTCAGTAGCTAAGAAACACTATGAGGATATGGCTATGCTTGTATACGAAGACAGGGTAGCCATGCCATCAATTGAGTTGCTATTTGAAGAGCTTACTCAGCTTAAAATTATGAAAAACAATAAGGTAGACCACCCTCGTAAAAAGTCTAAGGACCTTGCGGATGCCGTATGTGGTGCAATCTTTGGTGCAATCTCACACACACCTCGTGACAACTTCGGAGAGATCGAGGTCCATACATTTAGAGACAGGCCGAGAAGGCAACTTGACGATTTGCCAGAGAACGTGATACAATATAAGCCTAAAGAAATGACCGATGAGGTAAGAGACTATTTAGATCAATTCAAAATGATCTAAATGTTGGGTATTTTTTCAGGTTAAACCACTAGTCTTTGTGTAAAGAGGGAGTATAATTGTTGTCTATTGATCTTGTTTATTTCTCCCATAGATCTGAAAACACTAAAAGGTTTGTGGAAAAGATAGACAAGGGCGCAAGTCGTATACCGCTTTATTGGGATGATGAGAGACCATATATCCACAAGAGTGAGTATGTTTTAGTTGTTCCAACCTATGGAAGCGGTAACGACAGGCACACGATTCCAAAGCAAGTTAGAAAGTTTTTGAATATCAAAGACAACCGAGACTTGTTGCGAGGGGTAATAGGTACGGGTAACACCAACTTTGGTGAGCATTTCTGTAAAGCTGCAGAAATGATTTCAAAGAAGACGGGTGTTCCCCTAATTGCCAGGGTAGAAATATTTGGCACGCCAGAAGATGTAAACAAAGTAAAAGAAAGGTTAGAGCTGCTTTATGGACAAGAACTATAGTTACCATGAACTAAACGCAATGCTAAATCTCTATAGTGAGGATGGCAAGATTCAATTTGATAAGGACAGAGAGGCAGCTAAGGCTTATTTTTTAGATCACGTAAATCAAAACACGGTCTTCTTCCACAGTCTTGAGGAGAAGATTGACTATTTAATTGAAAATGATTATTACGAAAAGGAAGTGCTGGATCAGTATGACTTTGACTTCATCAAGTCTTTGTTTAAACAAGCATATGCACACAAGTTCCGCTTCCCCACCTTTGTTGGTGCCTACAAGTTTTACACAAGCTACGCGCTAAAGACGTTTGATGGTAGCCGTTACCTAGAGCGATTTGAAGACCGCGTATGCATGAACGCCCTAATGCTTGCAAAGGGCGACAGAAAGCTTGCTCAGGATCTCGTAGAGGAGATTATTACTGGGCGATTCCAACCTGCTACACCCACCTTCTTGAACTCGGGCAAGAAGCAGAGAGGCGAGTTCGTGAGCTGCTTCCTGCTTCGCATCGAAGATAATATGGAGTCGATCTCACGCGGCATCAATTCTTCGTTGCAGTTGTCCAAGCGAGGAGGGGGTGTAGCACTTAACCTAACTAACCTAAGAGAGCACGGGGCACCGATCAAGAAAATTGAGAACCAGTCCTCTGGTGTTCTACCAGTAATGAAGCTACTGGAAGACAGCTTTAGCTACGCTAATCAGCTGGGTGCCCGTCAGGGAGCTGGGGCAGTGTATCTTAATGCACACCACCCAGACATCATGCAGTTCCTTGACACCAAGCGTGAGAATGCTGACGAGAAGGTTCGTATCAAGACACTAAGTCTCGGGGTAGTTGTGCCAGACATCACCTTTGATTTGGCTAAGAATGATGAAGACATGTATCTATTCTCACCATACGATGTAGAACGTGTGTATGGCGTACCCATGTCAGACATCTCTGTTACCGAAAAGTACCAGGAGATGGTAGACAACGCTGAGATTCGCAAGAAGAAGATCAAGGCCCGTACCCTGTTCCAAACTATTGCAGAGCTACAGTTTGAGTCTGGATACCCATACGTTGTGTTTGAGGATACTGTCAACGAGGCTAATCCAGTTGAGGGTAGGATCAACATGTCGAACCTCTGCTCAGAGATTCTTCAGGTAAACACACCTACTACTTACAATGCCGATCTATCATATGATAAAATTGGTAAAGATATTAGCTGTAATCTAGGTTCGCTCAACGTTGCTAAAATGATGGAGTCTCCAGACTTTGGCAAGAGTGTTGACGTTGCAATTAAAGCCCTTACGGCAGTTGCAGATATTAGCTACATCGAATCTGTAATGTCTATTGCAGAGGGTAACAAGAAGTCTAGAGCCATTGGCCTAGGTCAGATGAACCTACATGGTTACTTTGGGAAAGAGAGAATGCACTATGGAGACGAAGAGTCGATTGACTTTACCAACATATACTTCTACACCATCTTATTCCACGCACTTAAGTCGAGTAATACGACGGCAAAGCAAACGTCTTCGCCGTTTGAAAACTTTGAAAACTCAAAGTACGCGACTGGTGAATTCTTTGACAAGTATGTGGAGCAAGAGTGGAAGCCAGCAACTAAGAAGGTTGCTAAGTTATTTAAAGATGCTGGGGTTGAAATTCCTGACAGGGAAGACTGGCAAAAGCTAAAGAAGTCCGTAATGAAGTATGGTCTATACAACCAGAATCTGCAGGCCGTGCCACCTACTGGATCTATTAGTTATATCAATAACTCTACATCCAGCATCCACCCAATTGCTTCTCAGGTTGAGATTCGTAAGGAAGGTAAGCTAGGTCGCGTTTACTACCCAGCACCATACCTTACCAATGACAACAGAGAATACTTTACAGACGCCTATGAGGTAGGTCCAGAGAAGATCATTGATGTCTATGCTGCTGCAACCCAACACGTAGACCAGGGTCTATCTCTGACACTATTCTTTAAAGATACCGCAACAACTCGTGACGTAAACAGAGCACAGATTTACGCATGGAAGAAGGGTATCAAAACTATTTACTACATTCGCATTAGACAGGCAGCTCTCGAGGGAACTGAAATGGATAACTGCGTAAGCTGTATGCTATGACCCATGGAAGGTACGGATATTTAATGGACAAATTTGTAGAGCCGATTAACTGGAACAGAGTTACTGATTCAGTAGATCTCGACGTATGGAACAGACTAACAGCCAACTTCTGGCTGCCAGAGAAGGTCCCAGTAGCCAATGACATTCAGTCGTGGCTCTTGCTGACAGACGAAGAGAAGGAACTGACCAAGCGTGTGTTCACTGGTCTGACAATGTTAGACACGGTACAGGCCACTGTGGGGGCTATCAAGCTTATGCCAGATGCTCAGACACCACACGAGGAGGCAGTGCTAACAAACATTGCATTCATGGAAAGTGTACACGCCAAGTCATACTCCACAATATTCTCTACCCTTTGTTCTACTGAGGAGATCGATGATATCTTTAGGTGGAGTGTTGAGAATCCTTATCTTAGGAAGAAAGAAGAGATTATCCTTAGCAAGTACGACGGCAAGAACGAGATGGAAAGAAAGATTGCTTCTGTTCTATTGGAGTCTTTCCTATTCTACTCTGGTTTCTACTGGCCAATGTACCTGTCTTCTAGATCAAAGCTGACCAACACGGCAGATATGATTCGCCTGATCATTCGTGACGAGGCAGTACATGGCTACTACATCGGCTACAAATTCCAGAATAGGTATAACGAAATGGTTCCAGAGGCCCAGGATAGGTACAAGCAGTTCGCCTATGACCTTACCATGGAGCTATTTGAAAATGAGACCAAGTACACTGCCGACCTGTATGACGGTGTAGGGCTTACAGAAGATGTCAAAAAGTTCTTGCACTACAATGCAAACAAGGCATTGATGAACCTGGGATTTGATCCATTGTTCCCACCAGAGCTAACTGATGTCAATCCAGCTATCATGGCATCCCTTAGCCCCAATGCTGATGAAAACCACGACTTCTTCAGCGGTAGCGGTTCTAGCTACGTAATTGGAAAACACGAAAGCACAACTGACGATGACTGGGACTTCTGATATAGAGCTAGCTAGATGGATGGCTGATCCAGATAATCTTGATAAGTTTATTGGTGTTGCCATAACAGAAAGTTTGGGATATAGCTTGACAGAAGATGGAGAATGGGTTAGACTAGATTCATGAATGAAGAAAAGAGATTCGGCACATGGCTGAGGCAGGGTATCGACGAGGGCTGGATAACAGAACCTTTCTGCAACACCCATGACATTGATCCAGCCATGGGAGAAGAAGAGCAAGAAGAATGGGAAAACGGGGGAGATCCCTGTCAACACGTTCTCAGAATAATGTATATGCAACATTAATGTACAATGGGGTATAGCTCAATTGGCAGAGCAGAGAGCTGTTAACTCTAAGGTTCCTGGTTCGAGTCCAGGTACCCCAGCGGATCGCCCAAGTGTTACGGTAGCACAGCGGTCTCCAAAACCGCAGGACTGAGTTCAATTCTCAGGGGCGGTGCAAATGCGAATATAGTTTAATGGTAAAACTTAACCTTGCCAAGGTTATGACGCGGGTTCGATTCCCGCTATTCGCTCTGCCACAGTTGGCCACTTGCTGTGGATAAACTACGTCTAAAGTTTTGTCTTTAGAACAGTGGCACAAGGCCCTATAGCTCAGTTGGTTAGAGTGCCGCCCTGTCACGGCGGAGGTCGCCAGTTCAAGTCTGGTTAGGGTCGCTTGACAGCATTGGATTAGAAGGGTATACTTGTTGTATGAGAGAAGACATTGCGGGGTATGTGCAGTCCGTTAAGGGCTGGAAAGAAGAGTACAAGATCAAAGATGTCATGTACGTACTTGATGACCTGACCCTTGAGCAGATCGATGAGCTTAAGAAGCTAGATGAGCAAGGCCTTGTTTGGACACAGCACGGTACCTGTGAAAGCGAAATGGTAAGCTTTGGAATGAAAATCTTTGGCTACCATGCTCTCACTGGATCACAGTCTAGTGGCTGTGGATGCTATCAGACCTATTGCTTTTATGTTGGGGAAGAAGAAGGGTCGGACGATTACATTGACATGGGAGCCTACGCCCCTTGTCCAGTATGCAATGAAGACGGCGAGGGTGATGGTCAGGTAGGCTGCAAAGGCCCAGAAGAAATAGAAGGAGCATACTTTGAAGAGTGCCAGGATGGATGGATTGATTGGCACTTTGATTAAAACCAGCCCCCTTAGCTCAGTTGGCCAGAGCATCGCTCTTGTAAAGCGAGGGTCGTCAGTTCGAATCTGACAGGGGGCTCGAGCCTTTGTAGCTCAGGGGACAGAGCAGAGCACTTCTAATGCTAAGGTCGCAGGTTCGATTCCTGCCAAGGGCACAAACGAAAGGAAAAAAAATGAAGGTAGATGTATT